TATGTGCAGAGTTTGCCACAGCGTAAATGAGACAATTGACCTTTTGGAGGAATACTTAACAAGCGACAAGGAGAAGTAAAATGAAAAAAGTTCATTACATAGGCAAAAAATACAAGATATTGGAGATCACTCTGAACGGTCAGCTGATGTACCTTGTAGCGAATGCCGATGAAAAAAGAGTGTACACGGCTTTTGACAGCCTTGAAAAAGCTAAGGAACTGTGGAAAAGTATGGAGGGTCTGAAATGAGATCGAGAGTGAAAAGATATACGCAGAAAGAAATGTATATGCTCTGTGATGAAGTGCAGGAGGTCATAGATGACGTTATCAACGCAAACAGCGCCCTTTTTATAGTGACCCTTGCACGCATGGGGTGGGGCAAAAAACGCCTGAGAGATTTTATCGGAAACTACAACAGCGTCAACTCGGAATACGCACAGTACTCCCGTGAAGGCGTGTTCGACCACTATCTGACCCGTGAACTGGAAAGGGCAGGGGTAACTTACGAGGAAGTTCTTCCCAAGTCAAAAATAAGCTTCAAGGAACGTCTGAGGGAGGACAGGAAGAAGAAAAACAACCTTTCTGTTGCGGAAGCCATGAAAACACAAAATGCACTGAAAACCGTGCAGGGGTTATTGGAGAAAGGACAAGCAGATGACCGATGAGCAATACGCAAAGGTGCAGTGGCTGTACCGTGCCAAAAACGCCGAGAAAAAGTTGAACGCACTGTACCACAAGCGTGAATGCGACAGAGAGCGTGCCAAGCGCCTTGCAAGAACTTTAGAGGGTACAGGTACAGGCAGGTCGGACAGCCGCTCAAACGTCACGGAAGAGAGCATATTCAAGCTGTTGGGAAGCGGTGAGGAGTACGAAAAGTATTTCAGCTTTTACCTGTCTGTTCGCCGTGAAATCGAGGACGTGATAAAAACTTTGGGAGACCCGATTGCAGAAGCTGTTTTCACACAAAAATATCTCAACTATATGACTATGGAAGAAATAGCGGAGAAAATGAATTGTTCTTTAATAACTGTAAAAAGAAAGCATTTAGAAGGAATTAAAAAAATGATACCAAATGATATTGAATGAACCCTTTTAATGTGATATTATGGTATTATGAGATTTTGATAAACACGGGTATGTGTGCAACAGGTACACCTCCTTTAAAAATCAATATGAGCATACCGCCAACAGGCGGTGTGTGTTCCTTACGAGTATTTTGGGTGCAACTCCCAAGAGGAACTTCTTTTTTTCTCTTCTTTCTCTTGTCTACTTTTTTCAAAACGTTGTCATAATAATGGCAGCGTTTTTATTTTACACAAAAAGAGGTGAGAACATGACCGACAAGCAAAAGCGTTTTTGTGACGAATATATAATCGACTGCAACGCTACCCAAGCGGCTATAAGGGCAGGATATGCGAAAGCAACAGCACGAAAAGCGTCCGACTGGATCAACGAAACTGCCCAAGAAAAACCAACATCAGACTATAATCCCGAAATGAGGGCGTGTATTGACAGAAAACTCGCCGAAATAGAAAGCGAAAAGACCGCCGATGCAAAGGAGGTCATGGAGTACCTTACGGCGGTGATGAGAGGGGAACATACCGAACAGATACTCCGCCTTGTGGGTGAGGGTGTGCAGGAAGTAGACAGCATAAGCGTTGCCGAAAAGGACAGATTGAAAGCCGCCGAGCTTATCGGTAAGAGGTACGGGCTGTTTAAGGATAATGTTGACGTTAGCGGTGCTGTACCTGTTGTTATATGCGATGATGTTGAGGAGTAAGCACTATGGGAATAAGAAAGCTATCCATGCAGAAGATGATCGGCAAGGGATATAAGGACTTCTGGAAGTGCAGGCGGCGTTACCGTGTTGTGAAAGGCTCCCGTGGGTCGAAAAAGTCTAAGACAGCAGCGCTTAATATGATATCAAGGATAGTGAAGTATCCGCTGTCAAACGCTCTTTGCGTAAGGCGTTACGGCAACACGCTCAGGGACAGTATGTTTTCTGACCTTAAATGGGCGGTGCATAAATTACAGCTGGACGCATGGTGGGAGTTCTCCGTGTCGCCTATGCAGGCAACTTACAAGCCCACGGGGCAAAAAATACTTTTCCGAGGTCTGGACGACGGCATGAAGATAACCTCTATATCCGTAGATCACGGCGTTTTAAACTTCGTTTGGATAGATGAAGCCTATGAAATACGTGAAGACGACTTCAACAAGCTGGATATGTCTATTCGTGGTGAACTTCCCGACGGATATTTCAAGCAGATCACGCTTACATTCAACCCGTGGAGTGCGAACAGTTGGCTTAAAAAACGTTTCTTTGATAAGCCATCGGACGATGTGCTTGCACTTACTACTACATGGAAATGCAATGAGTGGCTGGGCGATGACGACAGGAAGCTGTTTGAAGAAATGAGGCTGAATAACCCACGGCGTTATCGCATTGAAGGAGACGGAGAGTGGGGCATTGCAGAAGGTCTTATCTATGAGAATGTTGAAATAAAGGAATTTGATGTTGATGAACTGAGGAAAAGCGGTCTAAAGCCTGCTTATGGGCTTGACTTCGGCTACACAGACCCTAACGCTTTTGTGGCTATGCTTATTGACAGCAAAAACAAGATCATCTATATTTTTGATGAGTTTTACAAGACGGGTATCACTAACAGGCAGATAGCCGAAGAGATAAAACGAAAGGGCTATGGCTCGGAGCGCATTATATGCGACTGTGCAGAGCCTAAGTCTATAGCAGAGCTTAGAGACGAGGGCATTCGCACAGAGCCGTCACGCAAGGGCAGAGACAGCGTGACCCACGGTATTCAGCTGATACAGAATTATAAGATAATCGTCCACTCCAGATGTGTGGACTTCTCAAAAGAGATAAGCAATTACTGTTGGGCGAAAGACAGAGACGGTAAGCCTACAGACAAGCCCGATCATGAATTTTCCCACGGTATGGACGCTATGAGGTACGGCGTGCAAAAGGCGATAATGCCGCAGACATTCAGCTTTGAGTGAGTATTTTTAAATGAGGAGTGTGAAATGTTGTGAAAAATTCTGAATACTGGAAACAGCGTTTCACGCAGCTGGAAGCCGCTCAGAACGCTATAGGAGAAAACACCAAGGCTGATATAGAGCGTATTTACAGAGAAGCACAGCGGACTATTGAAGGGCAGATAACAGCATGGTACGAGCGGCTCATGAAAAACAATGACATCTCTATGGCAGAAGCCAAAAAGTGGCTTCGTGGGAAAGAGCTTAGAGAATTTCACTGGGACGTGGGGGATTATATCAGGTACGCTAAAGAAAATGCCATGAATAAGGCATGGATAAAGGAGCTGGAGAACGCTTCGGCTAAATTCCACATCTCACGCCTTGAAGGGCTGAACGTTGGTCTTGAGCATAGTTTGCAGAAGATGTTTCACAAAGAGGAAAGCATAATGACCGATGCTCTCTCCCATGTGTACAAGGAAGGCTATTACAGGACTATGTATGAGCTGCAAAAGGGCTTTTCCGTGGGTTTTGATGTGGCAAAGATAGATGATAATTACGTTCACAAAGTGCTGTCAAAGCCCTGGGCGGCGGACGGCTACAACTTCTCGGAAAGGATATGGAAAAACAAAACACAGCTTATAAATACTGTGCATCAGATAATATCCCAAAATGTGCTGACAGGCGCAGACCCCCGAAAAGCGATCAATACAATAGCTGCCAAGATGAAAACATCAAAGTATAACGCAGGACGTTTGGTCATGACCGAGGAGGCTTACTTCTCCTCTTTGGCAACAGGTGATTGCTTTAGAGAGCTTGACGTTGAAAAATATGAGATTCTGGCTACTCTCGACAACAGGACTTCGGATATTTGTCAAAGCATGGACGGCAGGGTATTTGACACGAAAGACTATCAGGCAGGTGTGACAGCTCCCCCGTTCCATGTGTTCTGCCGTTCTACCACAGTACCTGCCTTTGACAAGGACTATGACATAAAGGGGTCAAGGGCTGCAAGGAATGAGGACGGTAAAACTTACTACGTTGACGGGGATATGAGG